GGGTTGGTGTGCGTGCAGGCAGCCCCCCCGTGGTGACCAACCACGGAGACCCCACGCATATTCCCACAGTTTTTCCCCCCAGCGATGCCATGGCCTCACTGCTACGGGCCGTCCAACGCACCTAACTCAGCAGTGACATCGATGCTCCCCAACACCACCACAGTGTCAGCTACCCAGGGCAGAAGGAAGTGGGACTAACTCTGTACTCAGGATACGGACCAGATTACCGTTTCGCAATACTGCGGAGTATCCGTGGGCCCCTTACGGGCCCAGAAAGCTTGCCTCAAAGCATTACATGCCAAGCATGGGAACGACGCGGGAACCCGCGTAGCTAACAGCTTGGACAAACGGCAGCGCCTGCCGGGCAACGTTGTAAGCGGACCCTGCAACCCGACCCATGTTGTACATCCACTCTCCGGTGCTGTCCAGATAGTTGACGACATGATCAAGGGTAGAGTTGGAAGTGCTGCGGCTGTTGTAAGGCACCACCAAACCAGACGAGAAAATGGGGATATACTCGTACACGGCAACCATGCGGACGATTATACCCACATTAGCGGGGAGACCAATCCAGGCAAAGCCAAGACCCTGCCGCCTGCTAATTTCCACCACTGAGGTACCAGTGCTTGGATTAGTGAAGTCCTGGTCGAAGTTGCCAGGGCGCCACTTAACCTCAATGGATGAATTCGGCACGCGATCGTACTTTTCAAACAACTGCAGAGCCTGCTGCGGATTCAACGAGGACCCAGATAGAATGGAGGAGCCAGAGACACCGCCATAAGCAATAAGCCCAGAGCGTGCTGACTCGGCACCAGCGAAGAAAAGCTGGATACACGCTGAAACACAGCGAACGGCCCCGCTGTTGGTTGAAAGGTAATTCCACCCAGGCTGGGTTGTAGTGCCAATGGTAGCGGCGGTAACCGCAGATCCTGGCAATGCAGCCTCACCCTGAGCAAAAGCAGGTCCAGCACCACCATTGTTGCCAATGGCGCCAGGGGTCCACACAAAATAGCCACTGGTAGCATTGGTGACAGTGGTGTTTGCAGTATAGTAATTCTCAAACCGGGCAATGAGCCCAGAGTCAGAACCACTGTAAACTGGATGTGTAAGTGGAGCGGCACAAGGGTCGTTAAGCAGCCGCGCATACGCGACGGCTTGAGGATCCAACATTGCGCCGCGACCACGGACTGGACGACGTTTGGTGGGCGCGCGCTTAGCTTTAGCCTTGCGCGTTTTTGGAGGCATTACGAGCGAATTGGAGAATGTCGTCAAAGGTAGGAATGAGGCCGGGGGAAGCCTCAGTGCTGTGGCTAGGGACGCGGTGTGGGATGTCTGGCAGCGTAGTAAAATACCGCTCAAGCTCAATTTGCTCATCAGGAAACAATCCGAATGCGCAATAAAAGCTATAGCGGCTTTCCTCGGACACGGGGGTATGGCTAAAATCGAGATTGCCTCGGAGATAGTCAAAACCCCGCTTAGCATATCCCTTTGCCCAGCGGGGCTCAACAGAGCCCTGCCGGGCATAGTACCGGTAAAAGGCACAGTACACGGGCATGCAGCCATACACAGCCAGGCCTCCAACACCAACACTGGCACACCAAGAAGCGACTGCATCAGGATGGTTGGCATTAATAAGCGCCATACTATCCTTCTGCAGAGATGCGGTCAAATCGCGCACCATGATATAGTCGTTGTTACGGATAAGCACAGGGCGCGCTTGGCAAAACTCAATCAGTTCAAATTCGCGAACTGGTGCCTCAACTTTCATGTCAAAACCCATTCCGCGGAACCAATGGTCAAGCCCAGTGCTAAAGCGCTCCAAATCGCGCTCATCCATAAAAACGACACAATCATCACCATTGTTTGCCAGCAAAAGCCTAACGCCACGCACCCGAGAGTAAGCCCACACCATAGCACACATAAGCAAACAGTTGCCGGCAGAAGTGTTCATATCCCCACTCATACGGCAACCATCCACCTGGATGCGAGCGGACCCCTCAGGGGTGTAGCCAACGCCCTTATTATCTAGTTGCATTGCGATCGCTGCGCGAAACTCAGGGTCACGGAACCAAGCATTATAAACGCTATGCTCCCAGATTAAAGCCCCTCGAGAAACGTGCTGGTCGAATCGCGACGCATCCAGACCCACAGCTACAGGCCTATCAAAAGCCTCCCACTTGCGGCGCATATGGCGAGCGACATCGAGGGCATCAAAGCCTTTCATGACAGTGATGTCCCCAAAAACGCGGGCCACGCCCTCAAATAAAAGGTGTTCGCTAGGCTTTAACCACCTACCGACGACGGCGTTGTACCGAGGAGTGCGTGGCGATATAATCCTCGGTGCGGAATCCTTCAAGAGTTTCTCGTATTTAACGAAGAAGCTCAATCTAGCATCCTTAGGCACAAGCGGTTCA